GAGATTCAAGTGTGACTGGAGTTCAGACGTGTGCTCTTCCGATCTAAAGGTACACAAGGCACCTATTTTTAACATTTCCCAACACACTTATAACACTTGTTAACACACTTTGGCACGCTTTTTGCTGTGTGCCGCATTTACCATTCTTTAACACATTTAACACACCGTTACTTTTGTTAAACTTTCATAAAAATAATGTTTCACGTGAAACGTTGGTAAAGTGATTGTTTCACGTGGAACAAAGGGTGTATGGTGATTACAAGTGTTAACAACAGTTAATTTATTTCTTTAAGACTTTTTAACGAAAATAATTTGGTGGTTTAGTAAAAAAGACGTATCTTTGCAACGTGTTTAAGAAACAATATAAGTTTAACAAATTAAATTAGGTAATTATGAATGAGAATTTTAATGAGACTGTTTTCAACTGTATCACTAGTGTTAACGCTTTGATGACTTCAAACGAAGTTGCCAAAGACGATAAGGCGGTTATTAAGTTGAACCGCTTTAAGAAATGGTTGAATGAATTTGCAGCTGCAAACGGTATGAACGAAGTTAAGTAAGTTCACACCACAGGTAACACGAAGTTTAACGTTAAATAAGTTATAAAGTTATGTCAAAAGGTTTTAGTTTTGCTAGTACTTTCAATAAGACTAGTTTCGGTATTGATACGACCGATTTTCCGTTTGTAAAGTTGACCGATATTTACAACGATAAGAAAGACGGTGGCGGTGATGTGGTACACCCTATCAATGGTATGTACGTTCACAAATCGCAGTTGGGCGATTCACCTGTAATCATTGATGCAGTAAACAGACGTCTTGTTAATTTGCCACAATTCACAGGTGACACAGTGCGAGAGATTCTCGCAAATAGTGATGCAGTGGACGCCATCAAAGCAAACAAAGTTGGTTACACGATTTATGAATATGAATCGCACGCCAAAAAGTGTTACGGCATTACCTTTGTAGATAAGTAGTTTTCGTAGGTAAAAGGGTTGATAACGGCACGGGGGTAAACAGTAACTTAGTTTATTGTTTCCCCCGTTTTTGTTTCATTTAAAAGTGTTGATATTATGGCAAAGTTAAATCCGATAGGGTTTTCAAAAAGAACGTTTGCAGCAACGGCAAAAATACACGTTGATAAGCAATTATTAGATGCAATAGAATCCCGTGGCTATTTGCGAAAAGAAATTGCCCGTGTGTTTCAACAGGCGAACCGCCGCATACAAAATGTTGAACAATCGGGTTTTGTTTCGCCCGCAGTTGTTGCGTTAAACAAAGGTGATATTAAAGGTTTCACAAAGTTTTCAATGAAACACGATTGGAACGATTTAAAAATTGAATATTCCAAAGCGGTTTCTTTCTTGCAACAACCTACATCAACGTTAAGCGGTACACGTGAGTACTCAAACCATTTAAAGAAGTCTTACAACTTAAACGATAAAGAATTTAAGTTAATGCAAGACAAATTAATGGGTAAAATTGCAAGTGTTTCCGATGAAAGATTTTTGGAACAATATTTAATGCAGTACAAAGATTTCACGGGCGAACTAGAACAAGAATCACGGGACGTTAGCGACCAAATCGAAGATAATGCAGTTAAAATTGAGAATGCTTTAGATGATGCGATGGAACAAATCGCAACAAGTGGAACTGCTGAGGCTTATGTAAACGGTGTCGACCATTTTAACGATGATGCACCGTTAAAAAAGATTCTATCAGAATTTGAAAAATTTGGTTTATAATGAAGAAAATACCCTTTGAACTGCATACAGAAGTTTATACGCCAAAAGATATTGCAAAGGTTTTATCTTTGGCGGTGGACGATAAGAATTTTACAGGAAACAATAAGGGCGAAAAGTTCTTAAACGTTCCTGTATCTTTCGATATTGAAACTACATCATTTTACCGTGATGAAGACGGGGAAACATATAGTTACGACCGCTATATGAAATTAGGCGGTAAAGAAACCAAAATGGAAAAGTGTTCTTTAATGTATGTTTGGCAATTTGGAATAAACGGTTTTTGCATAATTGGGCGCACGTGGGACGAATTTTTGCAAATGTTATCCGAAATAGTGGATATATTGGAACTTTGCCCAAAGAAACGTATTATTATTTACGTTCACAATTTGTCTTATGAATTCCAATTTTTCCGTGAGTTGTTGGAATGGGAAAAAGTTTTCTCTATTGATTTACGCAAACCAATTTACGGAATAACGAAAACAGGTTTAGAGTTCCGTTGCAGTTACTTATTATCCGGTTATTCATTGGCGAAATTAGGCGAACAATTACACACATACAAATGTGAAAAGTTAGTTGGCGATTTGGATTACAGTTTGTTACGTCACAGTAAAACCCCGTTGACACAAAAAGAAATCGGTTACTGTCTGAATGATATAAAAGTGGTGATGTGTTACATACAGGAACTAATAGAACGTTACAAAGGAATAACCCGTTTGCCGATTACAAAGACGGGTTTTGTACGTAAATATTGCCGTTCTGTATGCTTTAAAACAACTGACGAAACAGGCAAAACGATTCCAAACTTTAAATATATTGATAAGATTCATAACTTAAATATAACAGGTATGGAAGAATTTGCGATGTTACAACGGGCGTTTTCGGGCGGATTCACGCACGCCAACGCAAAATATACCGATGAAGTAATTGAAAACGTAGATAGTTACGATTTTACTAGCAGTTACCCGTATGTGATGGTATCGGAAAAGTTTCCAATGAGTACGGGCGTCATTGTGCCGATAAAGTCAATGAAACAATTTGAGTTTATGACTAGCAAATTTTGTTGCGTGTTCGATGTAGAGATAACAAACATATTTGCAAAATCTGAAAACGAAAATCCCATATCGGTTAGTAAATGTTTCGTGAAAGAAAACGTTTCCGAGAATAACGGGCGATTGGTTTGTGCAAAGAAAATATGTATGACGATTACCGAAATAGATTACAAAGTGTTTTCACAGTTTTACACGTGGGAACAAATAAGAATCGGGCGAATGATTTGTTACAGAAAAGAATATTTGCCAACTGAGTTTGTAGAATCTATTTTACACCTGTATGAAATGAAAACAAAACTAAAAGGTGTAAAGGGTAAAGAAGTAGAGTATTTGAATAGCAAAGAAATGCTAAACAGTTGTTACGGTATGTGTGTTACAAACCCTTTGCGTGATGAAATTTTGTGCGATGGTGAAACGTGGGACGTTGAACACCTTACAGGCGAAAAACAATTAGAAATGCTTAATAAATACAATGATAGTAAAAATCGCTTTTTGTTTTACCCGTGGGGTATTTATGTTACCGCCTATGCACGAAGAAATCTGTTTACGGGTATTTCTGAATGTGGTGACGATTACATATATAGTGATACAGATTCCGTTAAAATTATGAATGGTGATACACACAAAGACTATTTCAAAGCGTACAACGATTTAGCACAACAGAAATTGCGTGCCGCCTGTAAGTTTCACAAAATACCCTTTGAAAAGGTTGAACCTGTAACGATAAAGGGAATCGCAAAACCGTTGGGGGTTTGGGATTATGAGGGGCGTTATACCCGTTTCAAAACTTTAGGTGCAAAACGCTATATGGTACAAGAAGAAAACGCCCTTACAGTAAACGGCAAAGATTACGATTACTCGATGACCGTTTCGGGCGTTAACAAAAAATCTGCTATCCCGTATATGTTAGAGACGTTTGGTGAAAGTGGAATCTTTGACGCATTCACAAATTATCTGGATATACCACCATCGGCAACAGGTAAGAACATTCACACGTATATTGATTACGAACAAACGGGAACGATAAAAGATTACAAAGGTACGGTTTCAAGTTACGACACGACAACGGGGGTACACTTAGAACCAACAGGGTACACTTTAAGTCTTTCAGTTCTTTATATAAATTATTTAATGGGAATAAGATTAAAGAAAGAATAATATGAAACAGAAGAAAGAAAATGTAGAAACACCGAAATTTTACACGTTGAATCGCATTTTATCAAAGAATGCCGATTACAATGTAATTTTCGGTGAACGTTCCAACGGTAAGACCTATGCAACGTTACTGTATGGAATCAAAGAATATTTGCGCACAGGAAAACAAATGGCTTACATACGTAGATGGCGTGAGGATTTAAGGGGCAAACGTGCCGAAAGTTTATTCAGTAATCACGTTGCAAACGGTGTAATACAGGAACTAACAGGCGGTAAGTTTAACGAAGTGTTTTATATTTCGGGTAAATGGTTTCTTTCGTCTTATGACCCCGAGACCAAAAAGCGTGTACCCGATAACATACCGTTCTGTTTCGGGTTTTGTCTTTCAGAACAAGAACACGAAAAATCTAGCAGTTACCCAAACATAACTACAATAGTTTTCGATGAGTTCCTGACAAGACGTTACTATTTGCCCGATGAATTTATGTTATATATGAACCTGTTAAGTACAATTATCAGACAGAGAAACGATGTTAAAGTTTTTATGTTAGGTAACACGGTGAATCAGTTTTGCCCGTATTTTTCAGAAATGGGATTGAAACAGGTGCGAGTGATGGAACAAGGAACTATTGATATTTACCGTTTCGGTGAGCACGGGGCGACGGTTGCAGTAGAATATTGTAGTACGATTGTTAAGCACAAAGCGAGCAACAAATATTTCTGTTTCGATAATGAGAATCTGCAAATGATTACGGGCGGTAAATGGGAACTGGCAGCATATCCCCATTTGCCTGTAAAGTACAAACCGAATGACGTGTTATTTGTCTTCTATATTCAGTTTAACGAAATGACCTTACAGGGCAACGTGATACAGATTGATGACAAAGAAAACGGGGTGAATAACTTTATTTATATCCACAACAAGACAACCCCGATAAAGGACGCAGACAACAGTTTGATATATTCTTTGCAAATGAACGGCAAACCAAACTACAAACGGAAGTTGTTGAGTACTGCAACCTATCTGGAATCACAGATAACCAGATATTTTGCAACCGATAAGGTATTTTATCAAAATAACGAAATTGGCGAAATTGTGCGCAATTACTTGATGGCAAGTGCAAGGAGTAACATTATTACTTAATATCTGTTAACGGGGGTTAAAAATGTTTCACGTGAAACACTTTTCCCCCGTTTTATTTGGTAATACCAAATAATTTTTCTATCTTTGCAGCATCAAATAACAAAGTTAAAATTTGCTATATGGACGTAAATGCAATAGTATCATTAATTAGTAACGTTGGTTTTCCTGTTGCGGTTTGTGTCGCCCTTTTCTTCTATATGGAGAAACAGAACGAACGCCATCAAAACGAAACCGATAAGTTAAATGAAACCGTACAAAGTAACACTAAGGTGTTGACAGAACTTTGTACCTTAATTAAAACGCTTGTTAAATAATGGAGAAAGAAAACTTATATAACAGGTATCAAACAGAAGTTAAAAACAAAGATTCTGCATTATTCACATTTATGCAACGTGTTCTTTGTATGACTTCAAAGATGTTTGAGTACACGGGCACACCCGAAACAATGCCCCCTGTAGAACTTGAAAAGATTCTGCAAACATCGGGTAATGTTGGAATCGCAAAAGTTAACGGTGAGTTGTACGCTTTACAGGGTACACGGGGCGGTGAATGTGATGCGTATTATCACGGCAAAGATTACGTGGTTGCGAACCCGTGGTTAAATTTGAACAAAACGTTTAAAATTGATTCCGATATTGTTGTTATAAACAACACACCGTTTGCGGATTCACTTTTGCCAATAATCGGCAAATATGGTGTACTTTACACCGATGCTACAATAACGCTTGATTTGGCTAGCATTTTAACACGTATCACTATGTTAATTTCTGCTAGTGACGATAAGACCAAACAAAGTGCGGAATCTTTCTTACAGAAGATTTTGGACGGTGATTTCTCAGTAATCGGTGAAAATGCCTTTTTCAAAGGTGTTAACTTACAAACCCCACCGACACAGGGAAACCAACAAATCGGGCAATTAATTGAACTTTTGCAGTACTACAAAGCGTCAATGTTCAACGATTTAGGTTTGAATGCAAACTATAACATGAAACGTGAACGTTTGAACACACAAGAAGTTTCAATGAATATAGACGCTTTAATGCCGTTCGTTGATTCAATGTTAACAGAACGTGTTGATGGTGTGAAACGTGTTAACGAAATGTTTGGCACAGACATTACCGTTACTTTGGGGTCTAGTTGGAAGATTGAGCACGAAAACTATTTATCGCTACTCAAAGCAACAGAAGACGGGCACGACCACACCGATACAGAAGACGTTGACCCTGTAGAGGGAAACGAAACAGAAGAAATGCAAGAAACAGAAGAAACAGAAACAGAAACAGAAGAAACAGAAGAAACAGAAGAAACGGAAACAGAAACAGAAGAAAATGAAGAAACAGAAGAAACAGAAGAAAAAGAAGAGAAAGAAGATGAAAATTAACGAACTTTTCACGGGTGAAAATGGTTTGTTTGAAAAAATCTTTGCGCCCCTGTTTCCTGTTTTGTACAAATCAATTTTTGGGGACGATGACCCTAAAGTTATTGATATTGATTTACGTTTCAAATATGGAAACAGAACTCTAGTTGATGCAGTCACAAACGAAACTGCAACCGATATTGTTAAAAGCATTATCACGGTGAAGTTTGATGAATGGCAAAAACAGATTCAAGTGTTTAATAACGAATATGATGTGTTGAACCCTGTAACATCAAAGGAAACCGTTACAGAAAATAATACGGTTGATGAAACAGGAAATAATAACACTATCGATTCAAGTGTAACGTTTAATAATGGAGATTTCGGCAATGATACGAAACAACAAAGAGATTCCACAGGGAACAGACAAGAGACGCGCACGAAGACAAGTAGTAAGAATGGTGTTCCGTCTAGCGTTCCTACTAGTGAAATTATTCAAAAAGAAATGAATCTCAGAAAAACCAACTTTAAAACACAGGTGGTAACAGAGATTGCAAAAGAAATTAGTTTAGATATTTATTAATTCTTAAATTTTATATAAAATGGAAGTAAAGCAAATTTATGAGCTTATTAATAGCGTTTCATCTGAGGTTTTGGGTAAAACCGATTTGGTACACGAAGACCTCGCAGGTATCGTTGATTTGGGCAATGAGATTCTTAATCAAAAGGCCGTTGACAGTTACGTTAAATCACTTGTAAACCATATCGGCAAAGTGGTTTTCGTAAATCGCCCTTATTCTGGTAAAGTTCCATCCGTTCTTATGGATGCGTGGGAATTTGGTAGCGTATTAGAGAAAATCAGTGCGGACGTTCCAAAAGCAGAAGAGAATGATACGTGGAATCTTAAGGACGGCACAGAGTACAAACAGGACGTTTTCCACAAACCGACAGTTTCTGCTAAGTTCTTTAACTCAAAGGTAACTTTTGAAGTTCCTGTATCTATCACAGAACGTCAGGTTAAGGAATCTTTCAGCAGCGCAGAACAGATGAACGGTTTTCTGTCTATGATTTATAGCGCTGTTGAGAAATCAATGACGATTAAGACAGATGCACTTGTTATGCGTACTATTAACAATATGATTGCCGAAACTTTGGAAGCAGATAAAGCATCATTTGGTTTCGTTGCATCTACTAACGAAAAGGTGAACTATAGTTCTGCTAGTACTGTTAGATGCGTAAACCTGTTGAAACTCTATAACGATAAGACAAAGGCAAAGATTACAGCAGATGCAGCAATTACCACACCAGATTTTATCCGTTTTGCAGCATATACAATGGGCCTGTACTCAGACCGTTTGCAGACCATTTCCACCTTGTTTAACATAGGTGGTAAGGAGCGTTTCACACCAAAGGACGTTTTGCACACCGTTTTGTTGTCTGACTTTGCAGCAGCAGCAAAGATTTATCTGTATGCAGACACGTTCCACGAAGATAACGTGCTGTTGCCAAAGGCTGAAACTGTTGCAAGTTGGCAAGCTACAGGCAAAGACTATGCCTTTGCAAACGTTTCAAAGATTGATGTGAAATCGGCGAGCGGTGCAAACGTTTCCATCGGTGGCGTATTGGGTGTGATGTTTGACCGTGACGCCTTGGGTGTTACCAATTTGGATAAGCGAGTAACGACCAACTACAACGCCAAAGCAGAATTTTTCAACAATTACTACAAGTTCGATGCAGGTTACTTCAACGACACAAACGAAAACTTTGTTGTGTTCTTTGTCGCCTAATTTGGTTGTTTAACTGTTGGGGTGTGTTTCCTGTAGTTGATAGCACAGGGGCACACCCTTTTAACTTTTTGCGGTATGATTAAAATTAAAACTTTCGTTTACAACGGCAAACCAAACGAAGTAAACAAGACTTTACAGGCAAACGAAGAGTACACGGGCGTATTGAATGCAACGTTTAACGTTTTAACGCCTGTTGTACGTTTCAGAACTCGCACGCCTGTAACTTTCAATTACGTTTACATCGAAAGTTTGAACCGTTATTATTTTGTTTCTGAGAAACAACAAGACGGTGATATTTGCACAGTTCGTTTGCGTGTTGACGTTCTGTTTACTTATAAGGATATTATCTTAAACAGTACTGCAACGTTAACAAAAAGTGAAAACGGTAACAAATATCTTTCAAACCGTACAAACGTTGTGGACGTTCGCCCTAATATCAGAAAACTAGATTTTCCGAATAAAGGGTTGTTAAATGAAACAGGTAGTATTATTATGGTAACTATTAAAGGCAACGTTTAATTATGGAAACTTATTTAACTTATGACGCAACAGAATTAACGGGTGATGTGACAATAACCGACAAACAGGGAAGTGATTCACACCATTTCGATATAACAGTAACGGGCAACGGTGACGGTACGTTTAAAGATTTGGTGGCAAGTTACCAAAATTGGGACGGTGATTGGGTTGGAGATACCCCGTTTACAGTAAATGGGAATATTGGCACGTTAACGGTTTATTGTTCAAGCGGTGACGAAATTACAATAACAGGCGAATTTTTAAGTGGTGTTAAGGAACTGCAAATAACTAACAATATTGCAAACACAACTGCAAAATCGGTGGCAAGTGAAACAAATTACACCGTTACAGTTGAGGGAACGGCACAGGGAATGTTTAACGGTACGCCTACAATAACATACGGTGGCGAAACTTACAAAATGACCGTAACAGACCAAACTGCAACAATTATTGTTCCTATTGCAACGGAATCCGTTATAATAAACGGTGAGTATCTTTTGGGCGATTTTATTGTAGTTGATTACGGTTTAACAAATTGTGAAATTGTTGGCGAAAAACCTGTAAAGGTAAAGACGGGGCAAAGTTACACGTTTAATTTCAAAGCGAACACGAATGCAAAATTAACAGAGATACAGGCAAATTTCGACAATGATTCTGGCGATAGAGTTATAAGTAACGGCACAATTTCGGAAGATAAGCAAACGGGCACAGTTACTTTTAATTTGACAACAGGCTCAACCGATTTAACGGTTTATGCAAATGCCGATGTAGTGCAACCGCCAACGATTAAAAATTACGGTGCAATAAACGTTTATGTTGTGACGTTGGAAAATTTGGACGAATTTTCAAAGAAACGTTTCTTTAAGCCAACGGGCGAAAGTGCCACGGGCACAACCTATTCTGAGGTTAATTTGGGTGCTTATGTAAACCGTATCAAAAGAATATTTGCAGCCGTTCCCGTTGGTGGTGACGATGTTTTGAAATGTGGTAACTACAACACAGGGATAAAGGTTAAATATCCCGATAGTGATGTTATGATACTAGATTTCGGAAACGTTGAACTAACAGGGGTAAACGGTAATAATGAAGACTATAACGCACAGATTCAAATGTTTATCCCGTGCCGTGGTGTCGTTTCTATTGATAGTAATTACATCGGTAAAACGGTTAATTTATCTATCAAAGTTAACGTAATTACAGGCGATGCCGTGGCGTTGTTGTCGTGCGATGATGTAACGTTCCAAATTGAAAGTTTTTCTTTGTCACGTGATATTATTTACCGTTTGGGCACAGATTTAAACGTTGTTGGCGGTGAACAATGGAACGAACAAATTTTGTACGGTTTAGAACCTTACATGTTGATTAGTGAGAATTTAACCGTAAACGTTCCCGTTAACAACACACAGGAAAACGTAACAGTTAAAGACGTTACAGGGTTTGCACAGTTTGAAAACGTGAATTTGAACACTGCAAACTTGTTGGTAGATGAATATAACGAAATTGTTTCACAACTTGAAACAGGCGTTTATTTATAAAAGAAAACAGGTAGCAAAATAAATGCTACCTGTTTTCTTATTTTTTATTAGTAAATTCATAGGCTAGATTTTTGCTGCAAATAAAATCCAAAGCACGGTTTTTCTTTGCCGTTTCTTCATCAAGTTTGCACGAAATAGTTTTTATTACTAAGGTTTGCGCCTTTAGTGTATCAATAACAGAATTTAATAACATACCGTCTGTACCTGTTATATTTTCTGTTATGTACTGCAAATTTTCTGTTGAAACTTTAATTGACTTCAACAAAATTTCTATTACTTTATTCATAACTATTTCTTTTCCAAATTCATTATAATTTGGTTACGGGGTTTGCCGTTACGGTTGCAAACTGAAACGTGAAACCAAAAACTTTTAGAGCCTTTGCGGTGCTCTTTAATAAGTTGGTCAAAACCGCCTGTTTCTCTGAGAACCTTTTCCAAAGATTCCATATCAGCACAAACCAAATCAGCGGCTAAACCTTTTTGGTGTTGACTGTTAACAACACCGCCAACCGCTTTATTTAACATCGGGCAACGATAACCACTACTAATAAGAATCGGTTTGCCTAACTTTGCACGGATTCCGTCTAAATAATCAGCTAAACGATTCAAGTTGTCAACGATTTCAAACGATGGTGTATTATCAATGCCCAAACGTTTTGCGGTTGCTGAGTTGATGAACTCAGACAATTTAAAGTACTTAATTATTTTCATATCACTTATTTATTTTCTGTTGTTGAAATTACAAACCATTTACGACTATCTTTGTGTGTCGGGAATCTACCTTTAACAGTTATAGAGCAATCCCCCGAAAGATAGTCTATTTTGTTGTTAAAGAACTCGCTTACTTTGTCAGAACGTACCATATAAACGGTAACGTTATTAACCTGTTTCAAAGTGATTTTAAAATAACTATGTTCCATATTTATATGTGTTTATGCCTGTAGGTGTTACCCCACAGGCTGTTAATATTAACCTATTCTTTCGCTTATTTGTGTTAAGGTAAGAATACTGCAAACGTCTTCACCCAACTTGTTGCAAACTTGTGTAACACAATAACCCATTTCTAAAATGTGGTTTAAACTGTCTTTGAATGAACAAATAGTGTAAACGTTATCGGTTAATTTCTCGATGTTGTTTAACTTTATACAATTAACCTCGTGATTAAACATAACCTTTGCAACGTCTTTCATATCACCCTCAACAAGTTCTGTAGATGTTGCATACTCTGTTTTAACCGTGATGCATTTTACAAATAAACGGATTTCACTTTCTAACGAAATTTTGTACTTTGCCATAACCTTATATTTTAAAACGTTTAACTTAAATTTTCTGATACAAAGGTACGACTTTTTCACGAAACCACCAAATAATTTTTGTTAAATAGTGTAAAAAATTAAATTTAAACTTTTTTAACAAATACACCCTTTGTTCCACGTGAAACAATCACTTTACCAACGTTTCACGTGAAACATTATTTTTATGAAAGTTTAACAAAAGTAACGGTGTGTTAAATGTGTTAAAGAATGGTAAATGCGGCACACAGCAAAAAGCGTGCCAAAGTGTGTTAACAAGTGTTATAAGTGTGTTGGGAAATGTTAAAAATAGGTGCCTTGTGTACCTTTAGATCGGAAGAGCACACGTCTGAACTCCAGTCACACTTGAATCTC